TTGGGTTCATTAAGCATCTCGTCAAACTGTCTGCCACGTGTTAATGCCCAAGCAAGACACTCTTGCAGGACATCATCTCGTTCTACGTAGCCACGAAAGCGTCGTGCTATTGCACTTGCAACGCTAGGCGCTATGTCGTAGATAGACTTATGTAGTTCAGTCATTGTCCTGCACTTCAGGCCACACACCATCTAAGACCATCATTGCAATAGCTGAGTAGTTCAATAGATCTAAGAATGAGTCACGCAAAGACTCGTTACTTGGCTTAACACCAGAGTCTAGAAGGTTGTTGATGCGAGCTATCTTGTCCCACATACGTACACGCAGACCATTAAGTGGTCCACCTGGTGAATGAGCAATGTTCTTTGGACCGTAGTCGTGATGCTTACGCACCAGTAGATTGCCTGCTTGATCCATAATACGCCAGACATCTGCAATGAACGCCGCATCTACCTTGTCGGTATGGGACGCAAGAGGATAGTCTCGGTTTCCATATTGATCTCCAGGATCTGGAAGCCCATATGCTGCAAAATCTGTACCATTTGTAGCCATTCGTCTCTACTCATCCTTCTCACCTAGTAGCAAAGCCTTCGTTGCATCTAGACCCTTGGCCAGATAGAAGTCATTGATGTCCATTGATGGGGGTAATGTTACTATTGTGCTATTAGAAACCTCTTGCGCGACACGCTTGGCAAACTCAGCGCCAGGGTTGGTTCCATCTTCTTTAATGTCATTGTCACCAATAACAAATACTGTGTCATAGCCAGTAAATAACTTAACAAAGTGTGGCTTCCAAGCTTGCACCCCTGGTACACCTACTGCTGGTATACCCACTAGACCTGACAAGACCACGCTATCTAGTTCACCTTCACATACTGCAATGTATGATGAGTCAATGGTGATGTCACCTACGTTGTATAGGTGTGCCTTCTGCCCTGTTGGAGATCCATACTTAGGCTTGCCATCATCTAGTCTGCGAAACTTATACCCCACGCAGATACCATTAGCTGTCATATACGGGATAGACAACCAGCCTTGGTGCATCTCGTGACCATTGATCGGATCTACTACCGTGCCTAGCGAATACTGACTAGCAACTACATCAGATATCCCACGTTCTTCGAGGTAGCTTAGAGCCTCTGCGCTTATGTTTCGGCTGTAATGTTTGGCCGCTTCCGTCAATGATTTCGATTGCACGATTGAAGGCATCCTTAAACTCCAAGTTCTCTATGTGCATAACAACATCTACTGAACTGCCACCCTTACCGCAGGTATGGCAGAAGTAGAGGTTGTCATACGTGTTCATTACAGCACTACGTCTGCTGTCTGTATGTATACAGCAACGAACCGCTGCTGACTTACCTTCTCTTACTTCTCCACCGTAATAGGAAACAATAGTTCCTATGGGGATTGAAGTTGCATCAACGGAGTGCTTTCGGTTGGACGCTTTACGAACCCTGGACCAGTCTTGTGCTGGCATACACACCCCTTAAAATCACACTTGTCGTGCCAATGAGCTGAACGCTTGTAGTGAGCAAGCGTGTTCTCTTCTCCACCTTTAAGACAGTTCTGGCAAATCATTGCTCCACCTTCTCAAATGCTTCAACTAATTCTTCATACTTTAGACGTGCTCGTGGTCTGCCTTTATCCCAGTCGTCTCCTGGATAAAACAACGCAATCAAATGTTCTGAACTACTTGAATGATTATTAAAACAATCGTAGACATCAAAGACACTACCTGTTGCCTTACTCTTCCACTTCATCTTTGTCCTCCTCGGTAGTTGAAACTTCAACTACTTCTTCTGGTACAACTTCTGGTACAACTGGTTCTGTCCAAGTTTCTGTACTTGTAATTTCTCCACCTGGTACTGGCATTATTCTTCTCCTTTGATTTGTACTTTGTTTACTTTAAAATGAAAGTTACGACCAAGATAATCTGTACGTGCTTCGTCCCATTGGAACTCTGTTCTGTCTGCTTCACAACGACTGATGATTCCAGATGTATCAAGTACCTGCTTGTACATTTCAAGCATCTTAAGCAAAGTATTTATTTGCTCAGCCTGTGTTTCGAGTCGCTCTCTAAGGTATCTTGTTTCTTCAAGAATAAAACTACGAACCTCTGCACGCTTTAAGTAATTAAGATTGATGTTATCTGAATTGCTTTTCATCCACATCTCAACACTGACTAAACGTGAGTCAATCTTATCTATCTTTTTAAGTGTCATTGCTTCTCCTTCAACCACTGAGCTAAGTCTTGGATGACCCAAGCTTGATCTATTGAAGCGTTGCGACGCTTAACTACCACGTATGACAGAGGAACTTCCCCAAGACCTCTTGCCTGTGCATAGTTAAGCGCCTCAACTTGTGCTTCTTTCCAGAACTCAGGCAGGGAAAGGGTCTGCCTGTTCTTTAGTTCTAGGATGTAGGTTTCTCCAGATATCATAACAACCATATCTCCCTCATCCTTTGCCCCAGCCTTAGTCAAACGTTCTGCAATAACTCCAGCTTTGCGAAGCCACTTCATAACATCTGTCTCAAACTGAGAACCTTTGCGTCCGTTCTTATTTGCCATTAGATAGCACCATATGTACTTTCCTCGTTGTTGGTACGCAGGTAGGCCCTACCTTGCGCATCATCATCACCTATCTGACAAGAACCAAAGTTCACAAATAGCGATGCCCATTGTGAGGCATCTGCAAAGTGTGGACCAAAGCGGTTCTTAACTGATGCTACCCTGAGTAGACCCTGTGTTGGATCATACCCAAGCGTAAGCATTAAGCTCGGCAATTGACTCACCTTTCCGTGGATCGCACGTCTAGGTGGTGGCATCATAGGAGAACCATACTCGCTTTGCTCGCTTACGTGATGGAGTACAAGCACACAAGCTTCAGTCTTACGTGCCATATCGTGCAACTCCATCATAATTGCACGAAGTCCAGCCCATTCATTATCTGTCTCGGCTGCCACATTCATTAGGTTATCTATGATAATCAACTCTGGCATTACACCATAGAGTTCTACATAAGCTTTAATCTCCATCTCAATATCATCAAGAGACGGACTGGAGTCAAAGACCCATTGAATGTGAGCAGCCTTAGCCAAATAAGGATCGTAGTAACGCTGGTTTTTATTGATGTTGTTTTCGACAGTCACCTGTGAGTGACCCGAAAGATGAGCAGCAGTACGTATCATTACTGTTGCTGTGTCTGTATCAGCAGAAAAGAATAGTGTTGGAACTTGCGCCTTAATTGCATAGATCAATGCAAACATTGACTTACCAGCATTAGGAGCTGCGGCAACCATACAGACTTGGCCACGACGGAACTTGATTGAATGCTTAACTAGATTTTTCCACACGTCAGGTAGCGGTGTGGCTTTAGTAGTCACACCACCCCAGGCACGGGATAGGTTAAGCACTCTGCTCCTCTTCCAAGATTATTCGTCGCTCTCTTCGTATCCTTCTGCGGTCACCGTCGGTGAGTCCACCCCAGATACCGTGGCGTTCCTTACGGATACCCCACTCAGCACATTCAGTAATGTGTTGGCAAGAACGACAGATTGATTTTGCTGATGCAATGCTCAGACGTACAAGCTTGCCTTCGTTTTCCTTGTCAGGAAAGAATAGATCGCCACCTACCTGAGCACATAAAGGAACCTCAAACTCGTGTGGTTCCCGCATTTGTTAAGCCCAGATAGTTGCGCACTTATCTGTTGCACCCTTTGGTGCAGCACACATCCAGCCCTTCCAAGGGCCACGAGCAGAAGTACCTGTACGGAAACTCATCACTCCGTGTGAACAACTTGGTGCCTGTCCTTCGACAACAGTTGCACCTAGTTGTGATGCAACAGATGCAACAGAAGGTGCAGCAGCACGAACTGGTGCAGATGCAGTACCTAGTTCAGATGCAGTTGACTTGATAAGAGTTGCAACCATTCCAAGGTCAGCAAGACCTGTCTCTAGATCCTTTACATCAGTTGCATAAAGGTTGATAAGAGTTCCGTCAGCTAACTTGTAGTTAACTTGGAACTTTGTGTTTTCGTTTGCAGCCATTTACTTTCCTCCAGATTGTTTGATTGTTAACCGTAATGAATCTGCACCTTGCTTAGTAGGTACATAACCTAGTTTAGCAAGTACTTCATCTTTGTCCACTGACGTTGGTCCAGCTACGCTGTGCCATCGTACTTGTATTCCAGTATCAGTAACTCCAGCGATACCTTCAAGGGAAGACTTTAGTGAATCCTTTTGCTTTGTCAATTCTTTAATTTGTGAGTCTAATTGTAAGTATTTCATCGCATTGGTTGAGGCATCCTTGTCTTGGATTAACACCTCTTCACTAGCGATACGTTCTTTTTTTAGACCAACGCATCCTAACTGCCCACTTGCGTCATAGAACTTGCAATAGAACTTGCAGTAGTTTTCTTCACGCTCTGGTTGTGGTGCCTCGGTAGATGCCTTGACACCTTCTAACCAAGCCAAAGCTTCTAACGCCATCTCTTCGTTGTACTCTTCTGTGTGTACCTTGACATCTCGCTCATCACCATCACGAGCAATAGCAACTAGAGATACACGCTTTACATCGTGACCATTCTTTGCTAGTAGATAGCCATAGGTCTGCACCTGCCAACGCTGTTGTGTTGATGGGAAGTATGAAAGGTTCTTTACCTTGCTTGTCTTCCAGTCAATCACATCGCCTGTTCCTGGCACAAAGCAGTCAACGTGTGCTTTCATTCCATTGTATTCAACTTCAGTTTCAATCAGCACGTTAGGATCATTAGATAGCGCCTCTTCAATTGCAGCGTGGATAGCAGTACCCATAATTGCAGCAAGCTTCATCTCATTATCGTTAGTCTCTGGCTGATCGTTAAGTCTGTACCACACCTTACGACGACAGCCACCTAACTCTGATGGTCCTATCTGTACCTGAGTAGAACGTGAACGACCTGCATCCTTAGCACGTAGTGCATTAAGCAGTAGTTCTTTAGGATCAGTCACTTCTTATACTTCCAATCTACCCATAAATCAAACGCTCTACCGATAACAATTCCAATCATAAGTCCTGCAAGAAATGCTGTCATTTATTTTCCTCTGCCTCTTCGTGTAACTTGTAAGCTAAACGACAGGCTTTCCAACCCATCTCGTAAAAGTAATGAGCAGCATATTCATCTGTCATTGGTATTGATTTTAATTCCATCACTACATCCTTTCCTGGACTACCAACTGTAAAGGCTTACCTGTATTAGCGTCAAGAACCGAAGCGATCTCTACGGCTCTACGGGCGTGTCGCTTGGCGTAGGCTAACTCCATATCAGGCTTACAGCTTGAATACAAATAACCAAGAGCAAACTGCCCACCACTACCAATAGCGTACGCTCCGACATTACTTTGGAAAAAAGAGAGATCACAAGCAATCCTAAAGACATTGCCGTTAAAAGCCAGGAGATAATCAAAACCGCCATCTTTGTCCACCTTGTTGTAGTCGTAGTTGTTGTCTGTAAATGCTTGGTTGATACTGGGTATAACTTTCTTTCCCATAAATTGCACAGGATCTTCACCACGATAGAGCGGTGGCTTCCAGTTGTACGAGAGTATGTCACCAGGCCTGGTATCACCTGAGATACCGATGAGATACTTACCAACCTCTACGATCTTAGGTGTACTGGTGGCTAGAGTTACTAGGTTGTCCTCTGTAATCTGTGAGTCAGCAACGAACACTGCGTAATCAATACCTTCAAGTGCTGCGATTGTTGTCATAGACCAAGGCTACCACCAACGGCGTGTCGTAGGTCACGCGACACCTGCCCAGAGTTATCATATTGTATGCGAATCCGCCTACCCAGACTGTCCTTACCTCGCCTCTGGAGTGGCATTCCTAAGCCTTTTGGAGCCGATTTAAGGGCATTAGGCCCTGTTCACGTATGTACCTGTGGATCTCAGGTCTTCCAGATTATGGCAAGCTTTGAAGACCACGAGTTGGTCTGGTGGTTCCTTGATGGAACCTGTGTGAACTGTGGCAATCTGGTCACAGTCCCCTGCCCTGCTGACAAAATGGCATAAAAAAATAGGCCCCCATCCCCGAAGGGATGAGGGCCGTTGCCTCGCAGTTACACTAGATTACTTCTCTAGTACCTGTCCAAACTCTGCTTCTGTCTTATCAGCCCACTTGATTGCAGGAGCTGCGATAGCTCCAATCAATACTGCATAGTGTGGTGCTAGGTCTGTCAGTAGTGTGATACCCATTGCAACTGCAGCACCTGCAACTGCACGGATATAAGACTTAATAACTGACTTATGCTTCTTGCTTAGTTTTAGTTTCATTTCTTCGCTTTCTTTTTAGGTAGTGGCTTTAGCTTTGAGGCTGCTAACCTGGCTTGGTCAGCAGTCTTGTATACAGGTTTGTCTAGCCAGGCAAACCAAGGGGAAGTGTCATTGCCACAGTCTTCTTTGATGGAGATATGAATATGCTTCGTATGCGGATTAGAACCTGTGTAAATATCTACACCATTTTCTGGTGTCCAGATTCTGTGGTTAAAGATTAAATACTTTACTCGTGGATCATTTTGCAACTGCTTGAATACTTCAGCGCAGTCAATACCAACC